TACGTCTACAACCCTTTTAGCATTAAGAGACTCATCATGTTCGTGCTTGGCTATTTCCTGCTGATTTCTAAGAGTCGTCATCAGGACCTCCTAGCAATAAAAATGTGCCTCGTGTTAGGGTGACTTATAGGAGCCTTGTCATCAACAACCCATTTAGGATTGTGCTTCTTAGAAACATCCTTTACGATCTTAACGTAATCAGACCAGCTAACGCCCTTCTCAGTTTTCTTCTTGATCTCTTTACTCATAGCAGTAGTTCTGCCATCGCTAGGACCTATGTGGAAGTATTTATAGTCAGCCCCTGATTTAGTATATTGTGTTTGTCTTGCAGCAGCGCTAATCTTTGTAGTCTCTGTTCTAGCAATAGTTCTTAATCTTCCTTCAGAAGCTTCCGCTGTATCTTTCATTTCTGCAACCATTTGGTCCATAGAAAAACCTTCTGGGTTATCGTACGCCTTACGAATAACACTTGTCAATTGCTGGCTTACTTTTTCTGAGAGATCCTCGAATGCTTTCTGATAATTTGCGTCTCTTTTCAAACTTTCTATTACTTCTTTGTCAGAAGGTCCTATGGAGAATGACTCGCCGATGTTTTTGCTTGTTGCTTCGGCTTCTTTTTTATATATGGAGTTTATTTTCTTACTGCTTTTAGACTTTAGAACTTTCTCGAACTCTTTAACTGATCCTTGAATCTTTTTAAGTAGTTCTTTCTCGCTTAGTTTTTTTTTGAAATCAAACTTAGATAGTAATTTCTTGAACTCGTTTAATAAAGCACTCTCCACTTCTTTGGTTTGTTTAGGAGGTACTGTTCCTAGTTTCTTATTAATGTCCTTTGCTGATTTGAAAAAGCTATTCATTGAAGGCTCGTTAGTTTGTAACTCTACCTCTCCTTCTGAGTATGAAAATTCTCCTGTATCATTCATAGTAACTTTTATTCCTAGCTCTGCTGTTTGTTTAGCAATCTCTAGTTCTTTGATACGTAGGTCTTTCTCGTAAGCCATGTCTTCTTCTTTAGAAGGTACTATTTTCCACTCGTAGTCTGTGACTCCTATTTGTTCACAGATCCAAGGGATTATTTTATCGTTATAGATTGATTGTCCGAACTCAGTTCCTCGGTCAGTTACAGTTATTTGTAAACCTTCATTGTTAAGGCCTCCTCCTGTACTAACATCGTTTTGGAAAATAGGAGATACGTTGTAGACAGCTCCTATTTGTGTTCTGATCTCGTTTCTTACTTCTGTGTATTGCATTTCTGACAGGTTACGCATGAAGTCGATCCATTTAACAGCGTCTGTGGATCCGTCTGCTTGGTGGATTAAAGGGTTTATAGCGTGAGGGTTCTTTCTTACTCTTGCCACGAACTGCCCCCAGAATTTTCTGAATCCTGTAGCGTTGCTAGTGTTTACAACTAACATTCCTTTCGGTACTTTGTCACCGCTGTAGTATTGTTTGATGTAATAATCCATGTTAATTAGAGTTATTACTTTATTGTATAATGAGTATAATGGGCTGAAACCGTATGTTTTTGTAGGTCTGTATTTAGAAACGTGTAGTATTTCGCTTGTATCGTAGTATTGGTATGAGCTTTCGCTGTTTCCTGAAGTTCCTACTTTTACTTTATAGCATGCTTTAAGGTTTTTGATACCGTTAGCGTTGTAAGCTTCTCTGCATGTCTCTCCTCTATTCTCTGGGTCTACGTATATTGGCTCTCCGCTGTCGTCCCTTCCTAGTCTTTTCATGCTGTCGAAAAGTATTTCTACGCTTAAAGGATCAACTCTTAATAATTCTAAGACTTCCCCTCCTACGATTTCGTTATTTCCGTTTACTTTGTATTCTTTTCTTGCGAATATGTAAGCGTCATCTGCTATGTTTAGATCGTTTTCTAACTCCATGAATACTTCTTTTAATGTTTGTCCGTTGTAGTTAGCTTTAGATTCTATGTTCTTAATCTTGTTTAGCTGTAATTCGTTTTCGAATGTTGTTAGTGCTTTTTGTTCGAAACCTCTTCGGAACATCTCGTTTCTTAGAGTGTTGAAAACATTTTGTAGAATATCTGAATAAACACTTAGTTGGTATAACTCTATTAGAGTGACTCGGCTATCGAAAGTACCCCAGCTTTGTGTTCTGTTTAAACTGAAGAATGTGTTCTCATCTTCTGGACGTAGCTTGTTTCTGATGGTTTTGAATTCTTTAGAGCCTTTTTCTAGAGTTTCTATTTTCTGCGAGTCTGCAGAAGTGAATCTTTTAAATATATCGAAGAGTGCCATTATTAATATTTATACATTTGTTTTTTATAAATATAACTCAAAAAAGAAATAAAAAAGGCTTATTGTTTTTCAACAAGGCCTTTAAGTTTAATCATTTGTTGTTTCCAGTCTTCAATATCTGCTTTTTGTACTTCAACTTCTTTCAAGAATGCTTCAGCGTTTTCTAGTGCTTGCTTTTTGGATTTAATATCTAGGTACATTTTGTAGTCTTCTGATTGGAAGAACTCTTGTAGTCTCAGGTCTTCTTTTTTCATGTCTTCGAAGAAAGCAGGGTCTACTCCTTTTAATTCCTCATTTAGCATCTCTAAGTCTTTAACGTATTTTTCTTCTTGCTCTGTGACTTCATCTAGTTCTTTTTTAGCTAGCTCTTGAATAACTGAGTCCATTTCTTTTGTTGTGATGTTGTGTTCTTCCATGTGGTAAACTACTTTTTTACCGTGCATGTTAGTTACTTCTGTTGTTTTGACTGCGATATAGTCGTCGCCTTCTACTCGGCAATCTCTACTGATTGTTTTTTCTACCATTTTGATTCAATTTCTCTCCATTCAATTTGTTTTTTTAGTTGATCCACCCAGTAATCTATTTCGTATGGTTTTAGACGTGATGGTTTGGTGAACTTATCTCCGTGAATTCTTACTAAGTAATAATAGTTTCTTTTTCTGCTGCTTCTTTCTTTCCACTTGATTACTGCTTTTTTGTTTGTGGCTATAACTATTACTCCTTCCTTTTTTAATACCGATCCACTCACCCTCAACATACTCTTTTTAAATAATTAAACTATTTAAAAGTTTCTATTAAAAGGCAACGTCCAAGCTATCTCCTAAAGAAAAGTCTTCTTGGATTCCTGTTTCGAAGTGCATACGCATCATTAAAACGTCAGCATAATCGGGACTTCCGCTTAAGTTTTCTTTCATAAGTTCTTTCTTGATGATTCTTTTCTTTGCTTCATCGTTATCTACTTTGTCCCTTTTGATCTGTTCTAACTCTAAAGTTATTCTTTCTTGCTGTTCAGGGTTCTGTGGTTTAAGAAATAATTCTCTTTTATTAACTAACTCTGCTAGTTTAAAATAACACTCGCTTCTTTTGTTAGCGTACTCTTTGTTGCGGAATGCTGAGTTTCCTCCGTGAAATGCCACTGCTCCTTCCAAGTAACTCTCTAAGTAATTACCTAAACCATCGCTGTCGTAAAGTATATGGCTTCTAGGAATACGGTATTTCTCCGCTAACATCTTTAGGTCTTCTTCTATTTCTCTTCCACTGGACTTTTTCTTGTCCAGTACTATTTCTCCTCTTAATCCTTTCCATACGCTTACTACGAATCGGTCTCTTCCTTGCATAGCGAGATCTGCTATTAAATATTTTTCTCCTTCTTTGTCCACGAACTCGTTTGTGAATAAGTCTGTTATAGCGTCGTATTCCATTAGTTTCGATGGGTCGTCATCGTATTCGAAGTTCCCGTAGTACAGTCTTTGTTTGCTTACTTCGTCTAGTTTTTTTAAGTTCTCTATGTAATGTTTAGAAATATGTGGGTTGTCTTGTACTAGGGCTTTTATAAAGTATCTGTATTTTGGAAGAGTTCCTTTCTGATCAGGCTTATAAAACTCTGAGTATAAGAAGTTCTTAGAAGGGTTACTGCTGATAAAAAGTTTAGGTATTAGACCGAACTCATCTAGTTTATAACGTAAACGTGATGCTACAATATCTTTAGCTTTTTTAGTTACTTGCGATGCTTCGTCAATGAATGCTCCTGTGAACTCTGTACTACCTAAGCTATCGAACTCTGGATCGCTAGGGTATTTAAAAAGATCTTTAAGGTATACTTCTGATCCGTTGCTGAATTTAATATATCCTGCTTGTGAATTGTAACTGTAATGGGTTCCTGCTTTTAACTCCCATTGTTTGCATATATCGAAGAAAGTAAGTAGTGTTGATTCTTTGAGGCTTTTAAGAATAGCCCTTCCTAATAGGTATCTTGTTCCTGGGTATCTTAAGCAGCAAGTGATTATCCAAGCACATCCTACGTAGCTTTTACCTCCTCCTGCCCCTCCTCCGTAGAATAGTTCTGTTACTTCTTTGTCTTCAGTTAGTATCTTGAAGGCTTGTAGTTGTTTTTCGGAGGGTGTGAATGTTATCTTCATCTTTTATAGCTGGGTAGTTCTCCTTCGTATATGAATAGCTCGAACTTCTTTTTGGCTATAAGGTAGTTCATATCTTGGAGGTCTATCCCTAGTTTTCTTTCAGCGTTTAAAACATAATTCCTATATACGTGGAAGTCCAGTTTTATGTGGTTTGTTATTTTTGGTTCTTTTTCATAGCTTCTTTGGTACTTTTTTAGTAGCTCTTCTAAGTCTTCCTTGTAGTTTGTTGGTACTTCCATTTTTGTTTTATTTATAACATAGGTATTTTTTAGCGTATGTTTCCATTACGTTTATGGCTCTGTCCCCGTAAACATTTTGTATGTCCAGCCAGTCTATGTTTGTTTTGTTTTCTCTTTTAATGTATTGTGATTGTTTGTTGCTGTAGGTTTTTACTAGTTCTCCTAGGTCTATCCTGCAACAGTTACTTATGTCTACTAGTTTTTCTATGTGTTCGTCTTTCATTTTTATTCCTCCCAGCTATTTAAATATTCTTCAAATAGAATTATTTGCATGTTGTCCGCGTCTCCGTGAGTGTATCTTTCGTTTGCTTTTTTACTGCATTGACTCCATATTTCTTTCACTCTTTGTTTGCTCAAACAGTGTTCTGCGACAGTTTCTTTATCATACTGTTTTTTTAACACTACGCCCATTTTAGAAGGGTCGAAGATATTTTGAAATTCATCATAAAAACAATAATAATCCTTTAAGGTTATTTTCCCATCAACACTTACAGAAGCTGTATGCTCCTGGACCACCTACTTAGCCAGGCATATATTTGTATAAACGCATCATAGTCTGGGTAGCCCTCTCCTTTTAGTTCGGGGAATTGTGCTTCAAATCTATACTTTTCTATGTCACATGGTTCTTCAGTTGCTTCAAACTTCCTTCTGTCTTCAGGCACAGTAGCAATATGTAGTGGTGTTTCAGGACATACAGTTCCTGGACCACTTACAATTCCTGAGTCATTAAATTTCATTTTTCTTCCTCTTTTTTAGTTGGATCAACTATTTCGAAAATAATCTTATTATCAACACCACCAGATAACTCTGTTTCTATCTTCTCAGTGTAACCTCTGTCTTTACCAATAGTCTTTAAATAAAAGTTCAATGCTTTAAAGTCCTTCTCTACAACAGCCTTGTGAATCATACTCCCTTCCATTAAGTCAAGTATTTGTTCTTTCTCTTGTTTTATATATGGTTTTACTTCTGGAGTTCTTTCTATATATTCGTAAACGCTTTTTCTTTGCACTCCTAAGTTTTTGGCTATTTGGGATATTATTCCTGCTGTTCCTTTTAAGGCTTTTAGGAATTTTGTTTTGTTTATTTTGGTCATTTTATCCACTCTTTATATAGTGTGTTTAGTTTTATATGTTTTTAGTATTATTAAAGGGGGTTGTTCCTCTAAGATAATTCAACTTGGGAGGTTGTCCTAGAGGAACGGGGTGCTATACTTGTGTGAATAGGAGTAGGAAGGAACTTAATCCTCCTCTACTGTTTTGCCATTCCTGCGCGGGGTGGCTCACTCGGAAGCTTTGAGTTTGATGTTTCACCTCTTATGTACTTATTTAAAGAGTGGATGTTTATAAATCTTTCTTTGAGTAAAGCTTCTTACAGTTAGTACATGAGAAACATTGTTCTTTGTTCCTTAAGCTTTTAACCCATATTACTCTTTTTCCGCATCCTCCTGGACACCAGTACCTTCGAGATTTCTTTTTAACTTTAACTTCAGGTTTTAAACAATCGCTACATACAAATGTTCCTTCAGTATAATGTACTAAACTATTTTCTTTTATTGGTTCGTGGCATTCTTTGCAAATGATAACCTTATAAGCTTCTGCTAACAGTTTGTTTTTAAGTTCTTTATCAGTCATTTCTATACCTTCTTAGCTACTTGTCCTGTGTACTTCTCCCAACGGTCGATAATAACCTGAACGTACTTAGGGGATAATTCCATCATTCTGCATTTCCTTCCTAACTCCTCGCAAGCAATTAAAGTAGATCCTCTACCTCCAAATAGATCAAGAACAATATCTTTTAATTTTGTAGAGTCTTTAATAAACGTAGCGCATAAACCTATTGGTTTCATAGTTGGGTGGACTGTGCTTCTTTCTCTATTGAAACGATAAACATCCCCTCTTAGAGTCTTTTCCCCTCCTAACTTGCCAGTGTATAATATAAATTCGTGTTGTTTGAAGTATTTGTCGAGATTCTGAACCCTAGTCTCTTTATCCCATACGATGCAACTCTTTACAGGATTGTTTAATTCGAATAAGGCTGAGTAAAATATATGATAATATTTCCAATTACAACAAATATAACTATTCTTTGGCATGAAAACAAGAGTGCTCTTTAAGAATTCTTTAAATTCGTTATCTTGTAATTGGTCGTTAGCTATCTTATTATGTTTACCTGCTAAATCTTGGTAATTAATATTATAAGGAGGATCAGTAAAACCAGCATCAGCTTTTTCATCGTTCATAAGAATAGATACGTCTTCTGCACTTGTACTATCACCGCACATTAATAAATGATCACCCAAAATATAAACATCTCCTTGCTTAACATCAGTCTCCAAAACTTCAGGAACCTCATAATCATCCTCTTCTAACTCTTTTTCTTCAGTAACAGTACCGTCTCCGTTAACTCTTAAATGATCACCTACGCTTGAGAAATCAAAATCTAAAGCAACCTCTTCCGATAAACTAGGAATATCTATATCAAAATTAGCTGTGAACTCTACGAAACCTTGACGTTCTATGTTACCAAACTGACTATTATAAGCAAGTACATATTTTGCAGCTTCTGTTTTGTCTTTAGCTTCTATCTCTATATAAGGGAGTGCAGCTCCTAAGCCTTCGTCAGAACTTACCCCGTGCCCTTCATATATTAGGCTTTTTAAAGCTGTTATTCTTTGGTGTCCATCTAAGATATAGTTGTTACCTTTCCATAAAAATATAGGAGATATAAAACCATTCTTTAAAATGTTAGTCTTTAACTTTTCTAGCTTATCGCTTGGCAGACTCTTCAAGTTCCCTTGGAAGTTCTCGAAATCTTTCAAAGGTTTAGTCTTAGTTCCTTTAACTTTAATATCAATAATCATTTAAAATCACCCATTAAACCTTTGCAAAAACCAGCAATCCAGACTTTTTCTTCATCATCAAGAACTAAAATCTGTTCTTCTATTTCTCTCAATTTATCAAAATTCATTTTAATTCACCTAAATTATAAAATTCTTCAACCAAAGAGTTCTCTTTAACAGCAAGAGTGGAAACAACCACCAACTTAGCTCTTTCCACAAAATCAATCTTCTCGCCTTTATAAAAAATCTCTACATCTTGAGAAGCGCCTTTCTCGTAAGCATCAAGATAAATCACTCTTCTTTCTAATTCCTCAGTCATTTTCTTCCTCCAGCAATCATAGACCAGTCCATAATAATCATACCTAATAAAAAATAACCAGTAAGACCTACATATTTCCAGTTAGATTCAAAATATTCATAAATATAAAAATTAATAAATACAAACAACAAAGTCCAAATATATATTTTTAAATAATTCTTCATTTTCTTCACCCTAAATAGCTACTTAATGCTTTAGCAACATCAACTTTAGTGTCCAAAGCTAAAACATGAACACCGTATTCTGCTTTCTTAACTTCAATACTCTCAGCACTCTCAGTATGAACAATCTCCACAGCGAAAGGATCAGGAACACCGACAACTAACAAGTCAGGCCTCTTACCATTTTTTAAAGTTACTTCCGAATAAAAATCATAACCATTGTTTTTTAGCCAGTAAGCCACTTCAAACTTAGTCCTTTCGTGTTCTAAAGTATTTCCTTTATGAATAGGCAAACAGTTAATGAGCTTGTTTTTATTACGAAGCGGTTCGCATAGCATGCTTATTTGAGCGTTAATAATCTTCTGACTCATTCGCCCACCCTAGCAACAGCAATAACGTACTGTATTTCGAAATCAACACTACAAGCAGTGCAATGAACTCCTAAACTTAATAAACCATCAACTAAATAATGATCCTGTACTTCATAATCTTCAAAATATGAACGTACGTTTCTTTCGCAGTGAGGGCATTTGACTGTTTTTGGTAATTCTAATAAGAAGTTAAGATCTGTCAACGTCGCCACCACACATGTTTAATCCTATATTTAAATACTGATCCCATAGATCTGGCCAGCTGTTCTTAATAATATTTGTGTTCATATCATCTGCATAAGCTAAAGCCTTCCCTAGGTGTTTTACGAAACTACCTCCAAAAGCTAACATTGCTTCGGATACTAATATTTTTTCATCTCTCTGTACTATTTTTGTTCACCCTTTACACCTTTTTAAAACACTGAGCCTTTATATATGTTACTATTCATAAGCTATATTCACTTTATCCAAAAACAATTTATGATTTCGTGTATTAATCAAATAATCCCACATAGCAAAATTACTATTCTTCATCTTCTGAAGACGATTAGGAGTTCCATCATAAACAATTCCAAAATAACAAACCTGACAACCAGTACGCTTTTCACCAGTAAGATCATAAACACCATTCTCAAAAATAACATCTCCATAAATATCTGCTATTTTTAAATCATTTTCAGATATGTATTCTAAAATATCTTGCTCAGTCCAAAAAGATAAAGGAGTACAACTAGATTCAGTAACACAACCATTCTTTAAATACTTTAATTTTCTTTGACTAGACTCACAAGCCATAGTAGCAATAATTGGCTTTCTCCCAGTTTCCTTCTCATACTTCTTCAAAGGACGTTTCTTTAAAATATCACAACAAACATCGCTAAACGTGAAATCAGTATCTAATAAAAGCATCCACTTATTACTTATCTTAAACTGAGTTTTAGAACCATCTTTCATAATACCTGTAGTCAATCTTGAACGTAAATAATCACTCTTAGTATTTTTAGCTTGATAAAGGAAATGAGCCTGTTGTTTGGTCGGAAAAGGAATACCTTTAGAATCCATAACTTGAAAAACAGTCATCTTAGGCCTCAACTCAACAGTTAATAACTCTCTAGCTTTAGCTACAACCGAAGTATGCTCGTTTAAAGTATTAACAAAAACAAAAGGAATAGGTAAACCAGCACACCTAATTATGTGTGCGAGAACTTGACTGTCTTTGCCACCACTCAAAGCCAGATAAACCTGCGCATCATTTTGTTTGCAAAACTCTCTTAAACGCTTAATGGTTAAAGTTATTTTTAGATCAAGCGGATAAGCTTGTCTCATCTTTAATAAGTCCTTGTTCATTTTCACACCCCTTCATATCTATTTTTGCACCAACAACAGATTCTAGTTGTTTTATATGAAACCTTAGTTGTGCCTCTAATTGATTAACTACAAACTCTTTCTCTTTTTTTAAATAATGTATTTCTGTTTTTATACGTTCTTCAGGGTCTTGCAAAAAATGTTCTTTTAATCTCGAACAAACCCAATCGCTAAAATTCCATTTAGAATTATTCGATCTTAATTTTGTGTATAAATCGTATGCTCTTTCATCTAAAATGATGGTTCTTGTTCTTTTGCTTCTTATTTTATTATCTGGTTTTCTTGCCATTTAGTTTACCTCACACTGTATTTATACTTTGTATTTATACTTTCACAACAACCTGTGTATGTTTACAATTTTGTAAATACAGCCCTTAATACCAAAAATTAATACCAAAAATAATAGCCTTCTAAATAGCTTAAATTTAGAAAGTATTATATAGAAACAATATCACCTGACTATTGGTTGAATTGAAGGTATTGCTCCTTTGGTTTTTATTTTTGTAAGTACAGTGTATAAATATGCTGTACTGCACCCTTTTTAGTTCTATAAGATATATAAATATTGTGGTGTATAAATCAATCACTAGTGCTTAAATAAATCACTACTGTTAAGAATAAGTGTAAGCCTCTGAGCAAGAATAAAACATTAAAAGAGGTGAATCGTACAATGAATTAAGGAGATGCCCAGACACTCACAAGAATATATAACAACTTATAATATATAAAGTTTACTTTAAAATACAAGTCTCAAACTCATTTAACTCAGCTTTAAACAACTCACCATGGTTTGTAGCCTCATCCTGCTTAATCTTAGCGATCATAACACTAGCATCCCTTACATCATAGGGTCCATAAAATATAGCCTGAGATCCGATGTATTTACGTTTCTTAAGAAATAGTTTGTACGTCTTACCGCACCTTTTACAACGGCAATTAGTCTCCAATAAACCTTTAGTTCGGTTTTCTTGAAGGTACCAGTTACCACATTTGCAACATTTAATACAATAAAAGCCCATTATTCACACTCCCAGTAGCTCTTAAATTCTAATTTGTTCTGTTTTTCTTTAAAAGGAACTTCTTTATCTTCTGCGACTAATCCTGTTTCTGGATCAACCTTAAAAAAAGATCCTAGTTTGTGGTTTTTTATTTGTTCTTCGTAGCTTACCATCAGTAATCAGTCTCCTTTAAAGTTAAACTGACACCGCATAATTCGCAATGAGTTAAGTCTACTTGGTTTGCCACATGACATGAAGGGCATTCTTTTACTTTATGAGGTACTTCTTCTAAATCTTTAAACATATATTTCACCTGAATGTTTCGTTAGTCCAGAATTTAACAGTTCTTTTAGTTGATGGACTTTTACCTTTATGGCTAAGAATAATATAACCTTTTTCTTCTAGCTTGTTTCTTCTTGCAGTAACACTAGATATGCTTAGGCCTGTATATTCTTGTAGTTGTGTGTCGCAGACTGGGAACTGAAAATCACATATAGCCTTGTAAACTATTTGTTCTTGTAAATCTTCTGTTCCTTCTTCTTTAGTTTCCCTATAACTTTTTATGCTTGTATCTGATACCATGTTAACACCCTTTGTTTAAAAATAAAAAAAATAAAAAATTTAATAATCCTCATACCATTCATCATTTCTTACAGCTGCGATGATAATACTTGCAATCCAAGAGACTATGGAGAAAAAACCTAATGTAGCTATTGAAAGAAGAATACTTATCCAGAAAATCACTGCGTCTTGTTTATAAGTATATACCCAAGTCCAGTGTCCTAAGAATACTGCTAATAAAATCGCTGTTTGTCTTTTCTTGATTACTGTCTTTTGGAATACTTGTCCGCATTTAGGACATTCTCTAGCGTTCTCAGCTATTTTCTTTCCGCATCCTTCGCAAAATTTAGTAGCCATTTTATAGACCCCATAGTTGCCAGTAATTAAATCCTAAGATGTACATTGAAGCTAGTACAGCGTAGACTATAAGTCCAGCTAATAGTGCGTTTTTATCTTTGTTTGTCATTTTGTTTCTCTTCTTTTTTTATTGTTGCAACTCTTAGTCTTCTATTCAAATCAACTATGTCTCTTTGAGTTATTAGACCTGAGTCTCTCATGTTGCTTAAGGCGTGTTCTATGATTATTTGATCACGTTCCCCTATGAGTTTTAATTTGTTAGTTAGTTTTTTTGTGTCTTCTACTGATGTAGATATATAAGTTATCGCCGCTAGACTTGTGTGGCATATTTTTCCCATGCCAGCCCATTTTACACAGTGTTCACAGTTGCAGTTTATTGTTATGTCTACTTCGTGTAGTTTTTCTGTTGCGTTTTTTACTTGGAAGGTGTGCATTTTTGGAGTGCTTGCTAAACATTTAACTTCGCATAGTTCACTTAATGCCTTTACTTCGTTGCTGATATTCATCTAAAGTTCCTCTTTAGCTGTCATTCCTATGTTGGTTGCCCATCTTAATGCTCGAGCTATTGCTCTTGTTTCTGCCATTCGGATACGGTGAGGTAAGATCATAGCACTTACGCTTTTATTACTTGCATCTCCGTAACCTTCGTAAACCTTCTCGCCTTCCATAGTTACTCTTGCTTTAAAAACAGTTATTGTTTCGTCGTTGTGTTTCATACTAGTTTCTATTTTCATAAGTCCGTTGTCGTGAGCTATTGCTAATAGTCCTGCGAATGTAATAAACTCTTTCCCCTTAAGGCTTACTACGTATTTTTTGTATTGTTCTTTCATTCTAGCCTCTCGAAGGTGATGCTTGTTAGTTCTCCTACTTTTTCGCTTTGAACTATTTTGTGTGCTCCTGGTCCTAAATGTATTTGTATGTCTTTAATGTTCATATTCTTCACCTGTATTCTAGCATCTTGTCGTTTTTGATCCATTCTTTTTCGCATTCTCTGTTGCAGAATAGTTCTTGAGCTACTGTGTTTTTACCACACCACTCGCATTTCATTTTAGAGTCTCCTTTTTAATGCAGTTGAATGTGATGTTTGCTACTTCGGGATCGTATGTTCCTCCTGCTGTAACGTTTGATTTGATTGTTTGGTAGTTTCTGTAGTCTTTTGTGATTGCGTAGTCGTAGTTGTCGACGATGGTTATTTCTTCTGTTCCTTTTTTATATCCTGTTACTGCTCTGTCGTGTTCGTCGTTTGTTGCGAAGTCTACTTTAAATCCTTGGTCGATTAATAAGTTGTGTATTTGGTCTGTTGTTTTCATGTTGATTCACCTGTTAAGGATTTCTCCTTATGTGTTTTCTTAAGACTCCACTCTTTATAAATCCCTCAGTTTCTGGACGGGTAAATAGGTACATTAAGTAAGAAAAAGTGACTGAAATAGGGGAAAACAGCAACGTATCACGGGAAAAGAGAGAAACCCCTACGCCAGTCGGAAAAAATAAACTACTTATAACTAGGATAAAACGTTGGAGTTATCTTATCAACCTGCCCATTATCCTTAGTATAAACCTCGACCATCCAAAAACCCTTATGAGCAGGAATACCCTTACCTTTCATGAACTTAGTCTGACCGCACAAAGTGCCTGTCTGCATAGCATGAACGTTACGATAAAAAATATACTCTGCCTTATGGAAATGACCTATACCTAAAATGTTAGGCTTTTTACCGCTATCAAACGCTTCAACTATCTTCTGACTCTTATAAGATATAGCGTAAGCTGTACCTCCATCAGGATGCAGTAGTCTTAATAAGGTGTTATTTAAATAAATGTCTCCTTCAGCGTTACCTAAGAAGTGAGCTTCAAGACCTTTTTTCACTAACTTGTCTTCTAAAACAGGACCTGCTTCTATACCTGCGCCTCTTACGAAAGTGTTGTAACTGTGGTTTCCTGTTATGAAATATAGAGGAACTTCTAATTTTCCTAGTTCTTCTACTGCGAGTTTCATTTGTTGATCGAAACCTATAGCGTTTTGCTCGAAAATGCTTGAGGGTCTGTTCTGATACCATCCGTCGAATATATCTCCTGTGTTAGCTGCGAAGTCTACCTTTTCTTCTTTAGCTACTTTTGCAACTAAGTCCATTAGCTTAGGATCATATTGAATATGTCCAATATGTGTATCGCCAAATAGAATAAATTTGTGGTGATTTCCACCTATGTTGTATGGTTTGTTGTTGGCGTGTCCTTGTTTTTCTAAGGCTTTCGCTAAACCCACTATATCTTCTAAATTATAGCCTTTCTTTTTCAAGTACTTTAGTTCTTCTGAATCTTGGTAAATGATTTCTGAGGCTGTTTCTGTTTGTTCAGGGACTACTAAATCATAGTCTTGTATTCTTCTTTGAACGGTGGAGGAATGGCAACCTAACTCTTTAGCAATATCCCTACTGCTTTTGCCACCCCTTAAAGCTTTATTAAGATAATCTTTGTCGATCTCAATACGCTTCATTTGTCTACTCCGGTTTTACTTCTTTAAAATAATATTCTCCAATAGCTACAGCAGCCTCAACGATACCACCTGCAATAATACTAGCCACAGCTGAATCTGTAATCAAATACATAATAACACCTGAAACCATAGTGATAGCGGTTTTCTTTCTTTTAACAATCCACTGAGTTAAATCCCATCCTAACATGCTGAAAGCTGGGCTGTTCCATATACTTTTTTTATTCACCATTATTTTCACCTTTTTCTAATTCTAGTAACGAAGAGATCTGACTGTTGAGTTTTTCTAGTTCTTCTTTTTGAACTCTTATTTCTAAGTTGTTCCTTTCGTCTCCTCCGCTAAGTATAAAACGTTCCTCTACTTCTTTGTCTGCGTAACAAAAAACTGAGTCTGCGTACATTATGTGATCCATTTTTATTCCTCCAATTGTACTGTCCAGTAATCGAAACCGTACTTTTTTAAATGAGTTGCTTCGATATATAAGTATCCTTTATCTCCTCTGTAATCCCAACTGTTCTTGACGATGTAATGTTTTTTCCCTTTCAACATCTTATATCCTGCAAGTGTCATGGCGTGTCCTCCGCCTGTTGGTGTTGTTGATTCTATGAAACCATCCTTATTATTGTAAAAGCTATTATTAACACAAATACCAAATACGATAGGATTCCCTTCAGATAAACATTTGTCCATTTCACTTTTTAGAACCCTCTCATAAGTACATTTATGTTCCAAGATCATTTCTTTAAAAAGAGAACCTATGTTGTATGCTTCTTTTGTTGGTGCTCTTAAGTAATTTGGTTTAAAAGGCATTAAAGATTCATAAGTAAAACCCTTATCTAGTACGGCTTTGAACATGTTACGAAGAAAAACACCCTCATTCTTTCCTTGCTTTCCTTCTAGTTTTCTAGCATTATACCAACAAAACAAAGGGCTGAACTTTCTTTTCAGACCTAGCTTTTCTTTTATTTCGTGTTCGAATAAAGCAGTTACTGCGAAACCAGTGCAAGCGTTAGTGCTTCTTTGGTCTTTAACATAAGGAAAGTTACTTCTCAGATCAACTTCAGGTAATGCCTTGTCTATTGTTGGTTTGTATCTGTGATCTCTTTTATCTGAAGGCTGAGGAGTTATGCCTGCTATTTTTGAATATTTTCTTTTATTAAGGAATGTTCTTAGCCATCTCATTCTGTGATGTCCTCTTCTATTGTTTCAAAAGGAATCCCTCTAACATCGAATAGCTTGTAAAGATCCTCTGCTTTGTAAACTCTTAATCCTAACTTAACATGAACGTCCGTATCTATTTCTTCTAGTTTCATTATTCCATACCTCTCACTACAAACCCTTTGATTGAGGGGAACCCAGCAGTCGGGCTACTACTCTTTGGTATTAACTTAACAATTAAAGTATTAGGGGCCATTTCAAAAGCAGTAAAAGAACTAATCTCATCGTACTCTAACCACCCAGAATCTTGTGGTGAAAGAACATCTGTTAATACTGACAATACAGGAATAGAATGGTCTGTTAAATAATCAATATTCTCCCATGTTTTAACGGGGGAACCTCCAGTAGAACCAGTTGAATCTCCTTCAACCCAAGAAATATCTCCTGAACATAACACTAAAGATTCAACATATATTGTACCACTCGTAGTTGTTTCTGTATTTTGCAATTGACATGTTGCAGGATTGTTTAATTCATCAGCACTTAAGTCTGTACCTATCTCTCTAGACCATCCACTAACTCCTCCATTTTTAACATGAACTACAGTTCCGCTAGGTATCTCCCACTGACCGTAATGTCCTGACTGGTTTTCTCTATAAATATCTGACCATGAAGAACAATCAGTGTTAGTACTAGTATCTGTAAAAGTACCTGTATAAGTTATAGTCCCGTTTACTTCAACTAATTGTGTTTTAGCATAGTGAGCTTGCTTACCTACATCTCTTGACTCGCTAGTCTGGATAGCAGTAACACCACCAAAAGTTAGTATTTGCTGTGAAGTTTTATTAAATAAATCAGCATAAATCTTAGCTCTCTTCTCCTCATCAGTAGCACCTGCATCAGTACAGTAAACAACCCACTTACCACTAGCAATATTAAGAGTAGTAGTATCATAACTTGAAGAGTAAGTACCCATACTTGATGCTTCTACAACCACATATACTGTTTCTGCAAAATCATTAGTTAGTTTATACTGTATATTTGCGCCTTCCTCCCAGTCTGAAATTAACGGAGTACCAAAAGCAGAAGATATAGTAGGACTAAAAGTTCCCGAAGGCAATGATTGATATACATAACTTGTAGCGCTAGCAGTAGTAGTATATTTATCTGTGTTGAAAGTAGCGTCGGTAAGTGCTGCTACTACGCTATCTTCTCTACCATCCGCATCAACATAAGCGTCTCCCCACATATCGTCTTTTCCAGCAGAAAAAACACCTGCTCTGTCAATTAAGGAACGAATAATGTTTTTCCCAGAAACAGAAAAAGATTCGCTTATAAGATCAGCTATTTTATCATTAGTATCGTTTAAATCAGTAGGTTTTACTCTTGCTGTAGGAGTACTGAAATCAGTACCTCCTAACTTTTCATTTTTAATCGCCATTTATTTATTTCCTCTTATTCATTAGTTACAGTGACTGTTATTCTCAAACCAACAGATAATTCTTTAGAACTTGTTTTATCAACACTAGCCGTTAATAAACTTCTGTCTAACATGTTCCCCCCAGTTGATTGCTCGAACAAACCAGTCTCTTCTAAAGTACTCCCGTTTCCTTCCGTTAAACCAAGGGTTGTTGCGAAATCATAAGTCCCGTTAGGAATATCTTTGACTGCAGTTTCATCTAAAGCTTTACGTATTACAGGACCTAAAAGATCAGTGTCTAAAACACTAGGAGTTGTTGCGTCGTCACCTAACCCTATATAAGCCACGTCATCAAATTCTGCAAGTGCTGCTGTTTTTATGTTTGTTATTGTTGTTTGAGTTATAGTCATTTTTACATACCATTCACAGTATTAATATTGGCTACTGCTATGCCATTTATGCTTGCGGCTGTTATACCATTAATTAATAAACTCCACCCAGTACTTGCTACGAAGGGGTATTGGAATCCGCTGTTATCATTGTATAATTTACTAATCTCTGTAGTGCTTAATGCTCTAGGCCAGTAATTAAAAGCATCAATAGAGCCTGTGAAATATACTGAAGCCCACTCATAAGTACCTAACTTTAAATTAGTACTCCCTAAATCAAAATCATTATTCACTGCCGTAGAACCTGCCAAAGAACCATCGACATGAATCTCGTAAGTACTACCGTTTCTTTGAGCAACTATATGGTGCCACTGACCATCTGAATAAGAAGTACCGCTACTAGCAGCTATAACTTTAGAAGCATCATCATCCCAGTTAGCATCTAAGTCTTCTCCTGAAGTCTTTCTTATAGCAAACCAATGAGTACCATCACCAATACTAACTATAGGTATTGAGGAGCCTGTAGAACTAGTCTTAGCCCATACGCTAAAAGCGTGGTCTCCTTGTGTTATGAAATCATTAATACCAGGTAAAGTTATGTACTGACTTGAGCCACTATAATCATAACAACCACTTATCTTTCCTGTTGAGTTGTAGGTAGCACTTGTTACTGCTGCTTCCATCTCGTTCACTAGGTCTGTTTGTGTTGTGTTGTTAGTGTCGAAGTTTAGCGCTGCTGTTTGTTCCCATTGTAGTTGGTTCTCGTCTATGAACTCATCTCTTCCTGGGTCGTAAGACAAACCAGTACCAGAATTATAAAGCTCAGATATTTGACCACTAGATAAAGCCTCTGTCCAAATACCTACCTCGTCAATGTCACCAGCATACCAAACACTAGAACTTAAAAAAGCACCTATCCTTAAAACGTGATTAGTGTCAGCAATATCACCAGTAACAGGATTAGTACTCTGAATAGTTTCAGTACCGTTATCAATATCTAAATTCAAATAATTACTAGAATCCCTATAAATAATAGCTAAATGCCAATCACCGTCATTATAAGTACCAGTAGTGACACAGCTCTCAATAACACTAGAAGTATTTCTTATATAAGCTTGTACTTCTCCAGTAGCAGCCATACGAGATATAATAATACCTGTACCTTGAACTCCAGCAGCAGTCTCTCTTTGAGAAACTAAATCTCCTTGAGCGGAAGTAGTTGTTTTAAACCAGAAAGCAAAAGTAAACTCTCCGTTACCATCAAATACTTGAGGACCTGTGAGGTAATCTCCAGAACCATCGAAGCTATAACCGCCACCTACCTTTCCAGAAGTAAGAGTTGCTCCAGTAACCGTGCAATCATTAGTACTCTTAATATCTTTAGCGTTAGCGTCGAACTTGTAATAAGAAACTAAGTTAGTAGTAGGGACAGTCATCTAAACAACCTCTATATAAGTATCACCAGGCTTGAAATACAATTCAGTAGTAGACAAAGCATAACCAATAATACGTACGAACTCACCACTAGTACTAGGAGCAGTATTAGTAAAAGAACCACTGCTAGTAGAGACATAATAAACATCACCAGCAGTCAAACCAGAAGTAGTATACTTACCAAGAATCAAGAAAGTACCAGTAGCATCCGCACTGATAGTATCCAAACACAAAGCCAACAATGTATCGCAGTTAGCAGCAGCGTCAGCTCTAGCCTTAGCAAACTTACCATCACCATTCAAGTAACATAAATCACCACTAACAAGGCTTGAAGCAGCAGTGAACTCCTCAGTAACACCCTTACCATTAAGGTCCAGGTTCCCTCCTAATTGAGGTGTAGTGTCTTCGGAAACGTTTTGTAAGTTGCTTTCTTGATCAGCAACATGAGCGTTCCATTCGTCAGCGGTAAGACCGCCTCCAGTTATTTTTGTATCATTCCATGCCATAGTAAGTACCTTTAATTATTATCCTCCAAAAGTCATAGGGAAAGTCCAAGGAAAAGTAGCGTCCAAGTAATCAGTCACTAGACCAGGAGGTAGAGCATCATCATCGTAAGCTAAAGCGAAATCAGCATCCAAACCAGTGTCTGAAATAAGATCTGCATCAGTAGATAATGCTGTTTCTGAAGCGAAAAGAATAGTTCCGTCATCAGTAATAGTTTTTAATGTGGTCAAAGATAGTTTAACATTTACCTTCAAACCGTTAATAATGTAATCATAAAGTGTTATAAAATCTGAGTTAGTGTTGTTTTGTTCTAATTGTTTAATACGCTCAATAGTTTCTTTTTGATGATCAAATAAGTCTTCTTCGGTTTCACCTACATCTATGATCATTTTGTTAGGGAGGTTAAGAGTGACTTTCTTTATAATGTAAGTTCCAGTTTTGTTGTTGCTATCGTCAGATACATATATTTGGTCCCCCACAGATACTGAGTTTATGTCTGCTGAGTTCTTTAGCCATTTGCTGCTTTGAACTCCATCTTCGAAACGGTTCTTGTAAGAGATGGCTAGTTTTCTCGCTTCTAGCTTCGACTCTAAGTATTTCTTTTCTAAAATAACTGTTTTCCCAGTGCCTAACTCTACTCTTATTTGTGATTTGTAAGTGTAACTGATTACCGGATCTGTTTTGCTTGAGTTGAAAGTTATTTCTTTTCCTTCAACGTTAACTTCATAGTCTCCTGTTAAGTCGCTTGTTGTTTGTTGTAGTCCTGTTATCTCTACATTCTCAGGTTTATAAGTGGTGTTGAATATAGTTCCTGTTCCTACAATTGTTTCTGTGGTTCTCTGATCAACGATAGCTCCTAAGACTATTACTTTCTCTGCTTTCTTACCAATGTCATTACTCCAACTTCCTTGAAGACTATCTCTCCCTCTAAGTATATCCACTCCGCTTAATTCGGATGCGTTAATAGTTACTGTGAAATTCTTATCTAAATCAACTTCATAGTTACCGTCGAATAATTCTAATAATTTGTTAATAGCATCTATTTGCCATTCATCTCTAAAAACTATTTTTTCAATATTAATGCCTGTAGTTACAGAACTCACATAAGTTAATTCAGTATGGTTGTTGATAATATCTTCAACGATAGCTTCAGGACTCATACCTTCATATACTTCAGAAACCTTGTCTTGGCTTAATTTAATACTATAATCTCCTAAAGTAATAAGGTTTACTCCTTCAGCGTCTTTAATGTTCTGGATGTAACCTCCAAATACTTGGTTGTTATCTAAATCATAATAAGAAACTTCATCGTTTAAAACAGGAACGTCGCTTTTCAAAGTAGAAAATACTAAAGTGTTAGGTCTTCTAGGATCTTGTTTGGTTATTTTAGCTGACCAACTAAGAATCTGACCTACAGCAATTACTTTTCCTAAACGATAATCAAGAACCATTTATTGTTGAGCTCCCCCTACACTTATAGTTAAGTTACCTGGTAATATACTTGGTTTTTCTGCTGCAAAATCTAAACTGAAATCACCTACAATGCCTAATTTGTTAGTAATATTAGCAACTGTTGAATAAATACTTATAGTGTATAAGTCTTCAAGACCGCTAGTTATGAATACGTTGTCTAAGTAATCTACTTTTTCTTGTATTGTTTTAACTGTAGAACCATAAGTACCATTAGAAGCGTCTCCTTCAGTAGTTCTTAATTGGAACGGTACACGAATATTCTTTTCTCTTCCTAAGTTAATTATGATTGCATCTTCCGCATCACCATCAGGAAGGCTTTGCTTTAAAAACTTTGTAGTCATAGCATAACCTGCGCTTTTAACTTCCGCTTCTTGGAATCTAAAAACAAGAGAGTTTTTGTTTGTTATTTCTATACTGTAAACCATTAATATCCACCACCCATATTTACTTCTTTAAGGATTATTTGTCCAATGTCTCTAGCTACTTCTTCTGTGATCAAACCACCGTTAATAGATACGTTTATGTTTGCTGATCCAGATCCTCCTCCTAACGCGGAAGGGTCCTTTGTAGCTATTAAATAATCTGAAGGGTTAGTTCTTATAATATCTCCTGTTGGAGTGATTATAGCGTCTGTAACTGAGCTTCCTCCGCTCCCTCCTTTGCTGCTTTTTCTGCTAAATAGACTTTTGATCTTATCAGAGATCCATTGACCAATATTTTTCAGAGCATCAAATGAAGATTTAAATGTTGTAACTAGACTGTCCCAGATCCACTGTCCGAATCCTTTTAACAAATCCCAGGCTTTAGTGAATACATCCACCAAACCATCCCAGATCCACTGTCCGAATCCTTTCAATACATCTAGTGATTTTTGCAACCATGCAATAAATGTTTTCCAAGTCTGAGTTAACCATTCAATAAAAGTAGATAGTTTTCCTGAGAGCCATTCTACAAACTGCATGAACACACTTCCTGCCCATTGCCACATTTGTTTAAAAAGAATCCATAATGCTTCTAAACCCATACCTACATAGTAACCTATTTTTATGAAAGTTTCAATAATCCACTTACCAGCAGCAGCCACAGCTATGCCCACAGCAGCAATTAATAAAGCAGGAGCTCCAGCTATAGCTAAAGCTGCAGCAGCTAAACCTCCAAGGATGACTCCACCCCATAAAGATAATTGTTTCCCCATGGATCCAACGCCTACTTTTCCTTCTTCGTCTTGTCCAACGACTCCTCCAACATCACTATCTGTGGCGAACGCCTTGTTTAAAAATTTGTATAATAATAAACCTACTTTGATAAATAAAATAAGGAACGGTTTAAGAATAGGAAATAAAGCTGTAACTAATAAACCAGCAATAGCAGACAAAGGCTCAAATAAAGACTTCACGCTAGACAACAAACTACCTAATAGTCCTCCAACTAACCCTCCTGCGAAAGCTCCTCCTCCTGATTTCTTATCAGCTTTAGAACTTTCTTTGGCAATACTCTTACCTGCTTGTTTTGCTTCTTGTTGGTCAAAACCAACTCTCCAAATCATTTCAGCCATATTTATTTTGCTCCTAACATTTTAGCTAATGCTTTAAACCTTGCTTCTTCCTCGGCAGCTCTTCGTCTCATACCATAATATTCTATGGCTTTAACCATCTCAATATTTAACTCATCGAGATCTATAGGGAATCCTAAAAGTAATAAGTTGGAATAACGAATTACTTGAGCCGCTTTGGGAGATAAACGGTTAATACTTTTTGGAGCTTTAAGAACATTCCTAAGCTCCTTTTCTAGTTTGGGTTTCCACCTTGAGTTAACCCTGACATAACGTCTTTTTCGAAATATTCTTTGTAAATTCTTTTAGCTTCAAAACCTTCTATCTTATCAACATCCAATCCTTTGATGGTCTCTAAGCAAGAAATACTCATACCCATCATATCAATGTCACCTTTAATAGTTACTGATTCATCTTTGCCAAAAGAAAGCTCATTAATAGGGATGTGTTTTCTCGCAATACCAATTGCTTTTCTATATCCTAGTCTATTAACTTCTACTTCTACTTCAGTCCCGTCAACATATTTTACTGTTTCTTTTCCCATTTTTTACTCTCCGTGTTTGTTATTTATAGATCTCCTGATACTGAGAGATCGATTGCTTCGTAATCATAACTAATTACTTTTTTAGTATTATCAGTGGATAAATCTATGCTTCTTCCGAAACTTCTAGTTTTAGCCATTGTGAAAACGTGTTCGTTATCAGTTCCTCGCGATAAAGTAACTACTAGAGCTTCATCGCTTCTATCTTCAGTGTAACCAAACTCTTGGTTGTCGTCTACGTTTGCTTCGTAACTTCCGCTAAGATCTAGTCTGTGTTGTAAAGCGCATTGGATAAGTCTTCGTTCCCCAGCTGCCACTTCTTCGATTCCACGTCCTTCGTCGTCTGTAACATTCCAATTCCCTGATAAGGATATATTGTTAAGTACATACGCTGTCCCACCGATAGTTATTGAAGTGTCTAAGTAACTAATCATATCATCTGTGTTTGTAGTTACTGATAATGTTTCTGTATCTTTAGATAATTTTTTAGCTAAACAGTTAACTGTGATGCTGATAGTTTCTCCGTTAGATGCTGTGATTTCCCAGTCTTTACAAACCATTCCGTTAATAAGACCGATTTTATCTGTTAAATATTGTACTTTCATACTAACTGAGTTGCTACTGTTAAGAGTTGTTACTGCATAATCTGTACCGTCATCAGAGTAAACTCCCATGCAGAACTTTAAAAGATTTGGAAGAGCTGCTTTGCTTAATTTAGTTTCAACGCTAACGTTAACCCAGTAAAGTCCGTCTTCGAATACTGAACTTAAATGGCCAGAGTTTAAACTAGACATTTTTTCAGTGCTTTCTTCTTCATTAATAGTGACTTTTTGTACGTGTCCCCAATCTACCGCTGTGAAAGGAGCAGGAGTTGTTCCGAAAGTACTTTCTTCAGCTACGATGTATTTATTACCAACATTTGATATGCAAACCATTTTATTTTACCTTTAATTATTATTTATGCAGTCATATCTCTACAATAAGAGATTAAGTTTATTGTTAGAACATAACGAAATATTCCTCTAACGCCGTTTGATAAATCTACTTGGCTTATTTGAGGGTCTATAACGTTGAAATCGCTATCTGGATCTACTACGTTCTCATAAAGTATTCTTTTTACTTCCGTTAATACTTTTCTCGCGTGAGTATCATCTACTTTACCCGACTGTGTGGTGTTAGATGGTTTTACTCTAATATCTATTTTTACTGTTTCTACAACTTCGCTTCTATGAGGTGTCCCCATGCTAGAACTGTTGTGTGATGTGAGTTCAGAATAAACGTAAATGAAATCTTCGTTAGGCCTTGGTTCTTTGTCCAAGGGTTTAGTGTATATTTTAGCTATAACAGGGAATATGTTATCTTGAGTGTCATAATTAGAACTAAGTAGTGTAACTATGTTGTCTAAAGGATTTATGTCTGTTACCATTTTAATTTCACGTTTTCGACTTACATACATACAGGGGCGAAATTAACCTGAATATTTTTTGTTGAGTGTTTTGTTTTTATAATACTAACTTTGGAACTCAGTATTATTGTTTAGGATGTTTTTGATTTCTTCTTTCCAGTTATTTTTAGTACTGTCCCAATTAGGCTGTCCTTCTCCTGATCTGGTGAATAAAACAGTGCTGAATTCTGGACTGTTAAGTACTTTCAAAGCAACCATCATTGTAGTGCAGTCTTCTATACCGCCTGAAACGCTTGATTCTCCGTAAGTATAACTGATTCTGATACCATGAGGATATGTTCTAGTTATAGTGTTTAAGAAAACTACTCCGTTTTGTTTGTCAACCCAGTAATCAGCTCCACGTCCTTCTGTACGCGTAATTACTAGATCTTCCCATTCGCTACCAACCCATACCTCTAAAGAGATGATTGATATGTTTGATCTGTGAATCAAGTCAAATCTAATTCCTTGGCCTGATCTATAAACTGAATTAGGATCAACGTATTCTTTAGTAATAGTTTTAGTTCTCCAAGCGTGAGATGTAGTATTATCTATTCTATCTTCGGCTCTGTTTATTAATCCTGAAATAACTGCATCTGTAGGAGTGCTGTTTCCGTCAAAGTAATTATCAGGGAATCCAAGCAAGTTCGCTACTTTATCTACAGTAGTATATGTTACAACCATATTAATATATCAGGTTTTGTTTTTTATAAATATAACTAAAAGAAAAAGAAATAAAAAAAATTATTTAACTTCTACGAATCCTTGTTTCTTAAGATCTTCAATAGTTTTATCCATTGATTTATCCAGACTGAAATAATAACCTTCTTTTGGAACGTTAATAGCCTCTACACCGAAAGCATAGTAAACTTGAATTTCTGCTGTTTGATCAGGATGCTTAAGTAAACGATAATTCTTATTGATTTTTTTAGTTGTTTTTTTTAATGCCATTTTAGTTTACCTTTTTTTGTTTTAAAAAAAAAATAAAAAGAAAATTTAAACCTTATAGAAGATCTCTAATTTTACCTTGTGCATTGAATCGAGTACAAACTAATTCACCAGCTAAGTAGTACATACCTTCTTTACCAAGCTTTCCTGTTTCGAAGAAGTTTTGGGATTCGAAGTATTGTACTGGCTGTTTAATGCCAATGTTAATGTAGTCTGTGTTCAAGAAGTATACACGTGACTTAGTATCTTTAGTTACGTCTTTATCTCGGATCACTGGAATAGCGTCGAATGCTGCTACTCTGATTCCTACATCGTTACCTGCTGCTGTTGCAATACCTTGGTCTCCAATGTTAATACTTACTCTTTCAGTTACGTATCGAGTTTGAGTGTTAACTAAAGCGTCAATGTCTCTTGCTGTATCGTATCCTGTGATGATAACGTTTGGTCGTTCACCAGAGTTTTCTTCAATTGTATCGATTGCTGTTCGTAGTAAAGTTTCAGTAATTGCTCGGTCTACACCTGAAGCGTGTGAAACGAATGCGTCGTAAGCTGTACTAGCTGATCGGTCGAAACCATAAATGTCTGCGTCCCCTGCTGTTAATAAAGCAGCTTCTTCTGACTGGCTGGAACATACACGGTCGATAGACTCGATGTTGTCTCCTGCTAGAGTATCAACGTCTCCGTGAAGCATTTTGTTTACGTGTGCAACGAATTCTTTTGCCATGTATTGTTTGATATGGTCGAATCCGATAGTATCGTCGTTTCCATCATCTAGTAATTCTTGTCGGTTACTCATATCGAAAGTTTTAACAACTTCTTTTAATGAGATGTTTGCAAGAGCCCAAGTAGGTTTAACAGTGTCTGGTAATGCTGCGTTTTCTGCTACTCCACCAGTACCTAGAGTACTTGATCGAGCTGTGATTACACGGAAACCTGTGTTAGCTAATGGTTTTTTTGGTAATACTCCCCAGGATTTACCTTCGTTATTTAGTAATTCCCATACAGCTTCGCCGTAGATTCGGTTGTATACACCAGTTGTTGAACTTAATACTGGAGCGTCTGCTTTCTGAACTGCTTGTGCAACTTCAGAATCTGCAGGACCATAGTATGCTTCTTTCATGTCGTTAATTGTTTTAAATTTCATTTTAATTATCCTCTAATTTGATTTCCAAGATCAGCGAAATTGATTTTGCCATCTTGAGATTGTTTTTTAAGTGCTTTTCGTACTTCTGAGTACTTGTCGGTTTTTGCAACTTCTGCAGGTCTTTCAGTTTCAATAACTTTAGTGATTGCAGTTTTCTTTAATTCAGCCATTTCCTTTTTTACTTCGGAAACTTCTTCTTTAAGTTTAGTTACTTCTTCAGTTTCTTTTGCTTCGTCTTCTTCTTCAGCTTCTTTTTCAGTTTCATCTTCTTTTTCAGATTCTTCTTCTTTTTCTACTTCGTCTTCTTCTTCAGCCTTTTCTTCTGATTCTTCTTCGGATTTAGGTTCTTCTTCTTCAGTTTCTTCTGCCTTTTCTTCTTCGACAGGTTCATCTTCTTCAGGTTTACCAGCAATCTTTTCTTCCAACATTGCAACTTTCTCTGTTAACGCCACAACAGCGTTAGCAAGTTGAGAAAGCTGATCTTCTGATGCTTGTTCAGAGTTCTCATCCATTACAGGATCTTCTTTTTTAATATTTTCAGCTTTTGCCATCATATTTACCTCAGTGAAAGTAGCTTCTTGATTGCCAGTACGGTTTACTACACTAAATTCGTAGCCGATAAGGTTCTTCAAGTAAGTGCCTTCTTCTGTTTGTTCACGCAAATAAGATTTACCGCCAATTGATAAGCCTTCAAATTCGTTATCTTTGATTCCTTGCCAAATTTCGTCATCTTCTGCGTAGTGTTTGTAGATCATACCTGTGATTAACACACCAGGTTTGCCGTTTTTCTCTGATCGTTGCCAGTTCAAGCCTTTACCTACATTTCTGTTGGTGTGCATGTACTGAATCGGAGCGCCCCTGTCCATCCAAATATCCATAATTTTATAGATTTCTTCTGCAGGAATGATCTCATCGTGTCTATCTAACACTTCTACAGATCCCCAACACTCGAATTTTCTCATTTCGTTGTCGTGAATTTTATCGAAGTTGAAAGATTTTAAAAGAACGTTTTCTTTTTCCATTAGTTTGACCTCAATCTTTGTTTTTCCATTTCAACTGCAGGACCTAAGTAGGGTCTTGGTTGTAGTCCTTCTTCTTTGATGTTTTTAGAAACAGCCCATGCTATTCGGTCTATGTCTTTTTGTTTTGAGGCTATCCCTTTTCTTTTAACCCATCCCTTTAGAGCGTTTACTGGCGGCATACTTCCAGGCAATCTTCCGTATTCGGTTGATTGTGCATGTATAGCGCTGTAGGTTATAGTTTTTTCCAGGAAACCTTTGTTCATAGATCCGCTTTTTAGTAGCGTTCCTTCATCAATTATGTTTTTTTGAACTATTTGTGTTTGCGAGTTTGCGAATATGTTGTCGGCCATCTCGTCCATTTTTTTGTCGATCTCTGTTAGAAGTTCTTCAAATTGTCCTGTGTCGATCATATTTATTACTCACTTATATAAACCTTAGTTGTTTATTTTTATAAATATAACTGTTTACTTGTAGTAAATTACCACGTCGAATATCTGTTCACCGTCGCCCAATCCAATGATTTCTATTAATAAAGGACCTGCGGTGAAATAATTTTCTACGTGTACTTGTTCCTGGGTTAAGCTTATAGTATTCTTAGGATAAAATTTAGTTATTTCTCCGTCCAAATAATCATCGCATAAGGTCTCCCCATCAATTGTTCTTAATGTTACTTTAACATTAGGCAATTCTTTTCTTGTTAAAACCACTATTTTTAGGATTTCTCCGTTTACATTATCTGTATCTCCCTGACCGTTATCTCTGAACGATCCCATGTTCATTACGTTTACCATTTTTATTATCCTCTCGTTATAAATCCTTCATTGTAATCTGTTAAAATCCCGTTAACAAAAGTCATGTTGTGAGGACCTCCTGAAGATGAAACTATAATTACACTTCCTGTATATCCTGAAGCTGCTAAATTAATTACTTCCCCTAAATTTACATTTATGTTTGTAGTCTCCGACAATTTAACGTTAATAGGTGTAGATTCTATTATGGATGCCTTTATATTTGTTGATTCTGATAACTTAACTTGAATTTTGTTTTCATCTACCATTATATATTGTACCCCGCCATTTGTCCTCCAGTAATCTCAACAGTACTGCATTTTTCCATACGGTCAACCACTTCTTCTGTGAAAGCCCATTCTCCAACAGTATCATCTACTGGGACGTTCTTAACAACGCTTTCTGCTGGTGGTATAGCGCATGTTCCTTCGAACTCGTCACTCTGCCCGTAAACAGTACCATCACGAACATCACTCTCGCTAGGCTGTCCTAAAAACTGAGAATACATATAAGTAGTGTTTCCTAACTTGTCATCAACACACCAAGTTACTGCCGTGTCGTTCTCGAAATAAATACGATTAGAACTGTCATAAACCCAAGGAGCATAACCATCAGCAAAACATAAGTTACAATTCTCAAACACTAAAGGAGTCTCGTCAACAACATTAATAGGTCTGGAAGAACTACTTCCTGATATATCCATGTCTTTGAATCTAATCTCGCTAGTACCTGCAGTAGCAGAAACAGTAATAATACTGTTAATGTTTTGTACTCCGAAGCTACCTTCTATCAAACCAGTAAAAGAATTACCTACATTGACTGATAAAGCAGGACTACCGTTACCGTTAATAACTCCGTTGAAGTTAAACTCTGTTTCGCAAGTAGTAGCTATGTTAATACCGTCAGCTACTCCTACAGCACCAGGGTTAATCTCTCCTGTGATGTTAATAGTTAGTTTTTCAGTGTTGTTGATTGTTGATTGAAAGTTCAGAACATCAGCACGACTATCACTGTCAGTTCTTAGGTTGCCAACCATGTTAAAAGTTAATCCTCCACTGTAACTGATGAAACCTGCTGTTGTATATCTAACCGCTCTAATATCTCCTGTGTAATTGATAGTTCCTGAACTGTAAGATTTTATAGGGTAAGCCTGTAAATTACCATCGGTTGTTCCTACATTCAAAGTAATAGTGTTTGTTGTGTTAACATCAGTAATGTATAAACAAGTAGTACTGTTATAAGCATAAAGGTAATCGCAAGTAATTGTTCGGTCAACATTGGAATCAATCTGAAACACTCCGCCGTTAGTTAATCCTGGACCACCGCTAGGAATACTACCATGATTAGATAAATAATAAACATCTACATCCTGGTCGATAGTAACTGTATATCCATTAGCCCACACAGTATCATCTACGCCAGGTAACGTACCGTCGTTCCAAGTCGAAGTACTAGACCAATTCCCATCAGCTACAGCCCACTTATAAACCATTTTTGTAATCACTCACTGCTTGTTTAATCTTATTAAGTAAAGCTTCTTCTTTACTACCAACAACGAACTTAGTTATTGTTTTAGAGTAATCTTCTTCTTTGATAATGATTGTTTTGTAATCATCGTTCTCGTTCATAATTAATTGTTCTTTCATAGTGAATACCTGTCAGTCCACGCCACGTTATCGTGTTGTGTTGTTGAGTCTATATCTCCGTTAGCAAGAGTAACCAATACTGTGATGGTCCACACCGAGCTAGACTCGCTGCTACCCTCTAAAGCATAACCAGTATAAGCAGTTAATGTGTCGTGCACGTAATCGCTACGTCTAATAAAAGTAGCTAGCTCGCTACCATTATCGATAACTTGACCCATATTTACTTTTATGTTTGTAGATTCTGATAACTTAGCGATTATAGCTGTCATTTAAACCTCTTGTTTGCTCGTTTTTGTTATTGAAAATTTACCTTCGAAGTGTGTTTGAGGGTAATTATAAGATCCTGGATCATAGATAACTTTTATTTGGTGGAATAAATCTTCTACTGCTAAAGCATTATCAGAATCATCTCTTGCTAATATTTTAAAAGTAACTATTCCTGTAGCTCCTCCGTTAGTGAAAGCAGTATTGTCTAAACTAATAATAGCGTCTGCATCTAAATCTGCAACGTCTTTTTTAGCATATAAACTGAACTCCCAACCCGTTGTGTCTATTGCAACGTCCTCTTCGTCAGTGTATGTTAATATGTAACTTCCATAGCCTCCTGAGACTACTTCTAAATCCATTTTTACTGGTAAATTACTCATCTTAAAGTCCTCCTGTTGCTATAAGGATTATGAATCCTATAACTGTGGATGTTGTTAATGTTAGTGCTGTTGTGCTTATCCAACGGTTAAGTCTTACTTTTCCGTTAGTTTTTTCTACATGGCTGCAAACTTCTTCTAGCTTGTCATAAATATGTTGGTTTGTAATACGTACAAATGTTTTTTCCCCTTCTGGCATTTTAACAATCCTCAAAGTCTTTATACTCATCAAGAGTCTTTATGTGATTGTAAATAGCTACTTTAAAATTATTATCCTCAGATAACTCACTGTCATAACTATGGTTCATTAAAACGAAACTAAGGGATTCTTTTAAGTTAATACTTAACTCGTAGTGTTTAAGGAAGTTTGTGTCTCCTGACTGTCGGTGTTCTTCGCTTGAGTATACCTCTAACATAATGTGTGTTTCTGATAGTAAGGGAGAATACTCATAATCTGTAATTCGGAAATAGTTTCCTTCTTTGTTTTTTAGTGCCATTTTTACCTCTTAATAAATTGTTGAATTGTAAATAGTACTGTTGTGTACTACTGTTGGTTGAGGATTATCCTCTTTTAATGTGATAGTCCAGTTTATTTCTTCCAATAATGAATGTTCTAAACTGTAAGTCCCGTAATCAGGATGAGTTACTTCTATAGTAACATTACTGTAATCATCTTCTTGTTTTAGGTTCTCAGGATCAGTGTAAAGATAAGGACCTGTTCCCCCGCTACCATTATTATAAGTGTCTAAACATAATACTTGTTGTTCTGGAATAACACCTTCTGAATCAGTGGTGTCAGTGTAAACGTCAGAGTTACCGTTAGTAATAGTTACTGTAGCTCCTTCAATAGGAACTCCTTCTGGGTCTGCCACTCTTAAGTTAGCAGTGAAGTACTGATAAACATGACCGTCATCAGTTGTAGGTGTTGTAGTGTAATATTTAACAGCCAACATATCAGTGTCTAAACCTACAGTATTTATTAAGTGGAAAGCTGCTCTTGCTGTACCACCGTTAATAACATAGTCTGTTCTTGTATTACCTGTAAGGTTAAGACCTCTTAAAGTAGGTGTTCTGTTCCAACCACAAGTAATTATGGAAGTACCGTTTAAATATAGGCCGTTGAGAGTCAAACCAGTTGTATAACAATAAAATGTTTTGTTATTTATGACAACGTTAGTTAGTTCTCCAGAACCTCCTAATAAGTAGGTGGTGTTTGCTGTAAATATGGAGTTTGTTGCGTTGTATTCACCGTAAAAATAACAATATAACGAAGAGTACATTTCTACTACGCTGGAGTTATAATGATTAACTATATGATATTGATACCTTCCTATATGTCCTAAGTTACTATAGTTCTTTACCGTAGCCCCTAATTTATTAGAAGGGTCTCCGATATTATACACTGAGTCAGTATTCAAATCCGCACCATCTCTAACAGACCATACGTTAGCCAAGTTACCATAACCTAAATTACCATGGTCAAGGTGTACGTAAGCTGGTACTGTGAATGTAGCGTGGTCTAAAAATATATTGTACTTAACATAGTAAGTACGGTCCGTAATCTTATCAATTATAGAATTATCTCCAATAGTAGTGTATAATGTTTCTAAGTCTATACTCTCGTTGCTAATCTCGATACTTCTAACTGAGACTCTCAAGTTATCAATAACTGGTTGAACTGTAACTCCAGAAGCACTAGTACATTGACACATTAAATAACAACCACCGTAGTTATCCCCTCTTGCTCCTTTAGTCCAAGTAGTGTGGTCGAAGTCGAACTTAATCTTCAGGTCTGTTCCTGTGGTTGTGAATCCGTTAGTCTCATCAAGACTAGGTGTTACTTCCAACCACTTAGTACCATTAGCCTGTGTAGTGCTTGTTGATATATACCATTGGAACGTAGCACTTGTAGCTACTAAACCGGTAGTGATGTTCATACGCACAGTACCGAAACGGTTAGGTTCTTCCAAACTGAAATAAGCATTAGTCTGAACACCATCATAAAAGGCAGTGTTGATATTAGTAGTACCATAAAACTGCCTGATAGTAGGACCATACATTAAAGTGGTAAGAGCCTGAGTACCAGAAGCATAATGATTAGGTACAATGTACTTAGTACCGTCTCCTGTTGTAATACTTGTTATATCTATCGTCATTTTGCGTATAATTGTCTACTTCCTAAAGTGTCGCATTCAATGTGGACATCGAAGTGCATAGCATCAACGTCGCTATTCTCAGGGTCGTTACCGTCGAACTCCCCGCTATCATTATCAGTATCTCTATAAATTCTGAACTGAACAATATCACTTACTTCTCCGTAACCTGTAGGAGGCGTTATAGTACCGAAGCTAGTAATCTGACATATTGTTCCTGAAGTATAAGTACAAGCGTTACTACTCCAAGGCATAGCAGTCCATGCAGTTGTTTTTGATTGACAACCTCTTTGCCATCTATATTCTATTAACCAGTTAGGCATATCACTACTTGTTTGCCACCAGTGAATGTGAGGTTCAATATCAGTCCCTAACTTCCAATCGTGGTTAAGCTGAACGTTCATAATAACATATTCTGTTAAGTCAGCATTGCTCCCATAAGTAACACTTCCTTCAGGGTAATTATCAACTACTTTAGCTGAAGGATTATTTTTTCCTGCAGTAATCATATCATGCAGTTCATCTCTAAATACAGTAGCATCTCCTTTAGCAACGTAGGTACCGTCGCTTTCTATCTCTGAATAATTACCACCACTAACATCTCCTATTTTAGTTGGGATGTTTATTTCCATTTCGTCTTCTGAAGAGTCTACGAATACTGCGTCAGCCACGTTATCTGTTTTAACTGTAAAGTCACAATCAGTAGAACTTCCTGAACTATTGTTAATAACTAGACCTTGGTTAATAGTAGATAAACCATCAGCAGTACCACCAATAGTAGCCTCAGCAGTTACTTCCAAAGCTCTACCAACAGTAACGTTACCAGAAATATCCCACTCTAAAGCATCAACACCACCGTATAACCTAGCGAAACCAGTATCAGTACTTGCCCCTGAAGCAAACTTGTGTCCTAACTCCACAGAGTTAGCGTTACTGTCAGGACTGTAACCAATCTGAATAGTATTCTCCTCAGTGTCATAAACAGAGTTACCAAAGAAAGCTCTAACTCCAGTTGTGTAATCATCATCAGCAACATGTAATTTTTTTAAAGGAGTTTCTACACCAATGCCAAAATTATTATCACTATTAAAATAAGTATCAGATGCAGGGTTAGAGGTTATAAGAATCTTCGTATCTCCATCCTCTCTAACAATAACATTACCATAACTATTACTAGCCTGTAATGTTACTGCTCTAAACTCAGCATCATCTTCCCATAAATTAATGTCTCCACCAACAACTCTTAAGTTACCGCCTTGAACATGTAATTTGTCTAAAGGAGTATTAGTACCTAGCCCTAACCGAAGATTAGTATAATCATAATATAAATCTGTATTGTTCTCATCCAAAAAACCATTAGCATTAGCGTAAGGAATACTACCAGCAGTCAACCCTCGGATATTCTCATAATTATTAGTCCGTTGAGCAATCTTAACAAAAACCACTCCTTCAGTAGCGTGAGCTCTTAAACAATAACCAACCTTAATAACAAGCCCAGGTTGAGCAGGCTTAACATTAGTGAAAGCACCAGCAGTGCTAGCTGATAAATATAAAGTATCTCCTTCACTACAACCACTAGTATCAACATCTCTTACTAAACCAAAAGCGTTAAAATAACCTTTCTGATTATTAGAAACGTCTTCAGTAGCCATAGCAATAGTACCAGAACTAGTTCCAGGAACATCAGCCTTAGCCAACTTCATATGAGGGTTAGCACCAGAAGCACCAGAAACATAAACTAACTGACCATTAGAAATACCTGAACCTTCTTTGTTAGTAGCGCGGATTAAAGTCTCTTGCCCAATCTGTAAATTAACATTGCCGCCAGGCATACCAATCTCTAAAGTACCATCATCACTATTCCAGTGAAGTCTACCTTCCTGGTGAGCAATATCTAAAGTAGTATCGAAATCAATATAATCAACATCACGCAAGTTACCCATAGTATCCCACGCTGAGCCATTCCAAACAATCTCGTCATAACTTTGAAAAGACTGACCCGTATTTGTTTTAGTAGGATCGTTATCAACAACATCAGAAGTTACTCTATAAAACCATCCTGCTTTAACTTCGGAAATAATTGGGAAGTCTGCAGAAACATCAATAGTTCCTTTAAACTGTAAAGGGTTTTCTAAAGCAGCCCCTACCCAGTCAGGCTTTTTAGTGAAAGGATTATATTTAAATCCCATTACGTCCACTCCACGCTGCTTAAATCGTTCTTTGAAGAATCTGTGTATGTCATTGTAACTGTGGAAACTGTAGTTCCTCCGCTACCACCATCTTTAAAAACCCATACTTCAGAAGAAGTCGTAGGGTAAGTAACTCCTACGTAATCATAACTGTCAGGGTTAGGAAGGCCTACGTCTACAACCCTTTTAGCATTAAGAGACTCATCATGTTCGTGCTTGGCTATTTCCTGCTGATTTCTAAGAGTCGTCATCAGGACCTCCTAGCAATAAAAATGTGCCTCGTGTTAGGGTGACTTA